CTTGTCTTGTTAGTTTTACCTACAACTTTCTTATACATACTATCTGCGGTAATACACAGTTTGTTTTCATTGTCGGGTTTATTTACAAAAACTTTTTCATTTGCAAATGATACAATATCTTTATTTTTGTTTCTACCTGATAATCTAATGTTTTTAAGTGGTTTTATTTTATCAGTTGAATTTACTATCGTAATATTTTGATAATTGGTTTGAATTTCATTATCGACATTGATTCCTTTAAATTTAGATCGTTCTAGTATTGTTGGTTCTACTACCAATCCGGCAATAACACGACTTCTTGCGGGTAATAATTTTTCAAAATTTTCAAATAAAGATTCGTCTAAATATGCTTTCAATGTATTAAGATAATTTGACCAATCTATTTTAGAAAACCCCTCTCTTACAAACACTTTTCTTAAATTTTCCAATTCCTTATATTTACGTTTATCATAATAGGATGGGTCTCCAATGTAATCTCCTAATTTAAATTTTCCAAAAAATTTGATTATTTCTTCGTTTAAGGGTATACTAGAACCAAAAAACAAACCAACTGTATTTGAATCTTTACCAGCTCTGTCTAATGATTTTTTTGTAGCACTAAATCTTGGGTTTAAAGTTGAGATTAATTCCTGTGATTCGTTTCTAATTTTATTATTATTGAAAGCATGGTTTCCATATCCGGGTAAATCGGCAATTTCTTTTTTGTACCTACCCACGAAATCAAAGGGAAATTCTTTCTTAATAAAATTAAAACACCTTGCATGAGATTTTAAATCTTTGCTAAATGCACTATTATTTAATATTCCATATCCAGTTTTATAGTTTGCGGTGTCCGACAGATCAAGTGGATAATCAAGATTACTTTTAAATAATAAAGTATCTCTGAGATTATAGAAATCAGATATATTATATGATTGAGAGAATAATACGTGGTTTTCAAATTTATCTTCAGAAATGGGTGAAGCATAAACCCTCAACCTGTTTATAACTCCTTTGTATGTGTGGTCGGTATAGTTTCCTATAAAAATATAGTCATCGTTTGAAAACGACTCGTAATTTTTTTCATCAATAATAATATCAGTATTCTCACTAAATACAATTTTGTTATCTACTTTTCTTTTAACATACAAAGATATTGTTTTTCGTTTTAATCTGTTAAATGATTCACTTCTCTGAACTAAAATATCAAAACCTTCTTCAAACCACATATAAACAGGATTTTTTAATTCCGAAGGACACATTTGTTCATGCTCACCGACACGCATATAAAATCTACCATAATCTCCATCGTTTTCTGCTAAGAACTGTACCCCAAGTTCCCAACTCTCACCCTCTATTAGCTTTACACGGTGAGAACCATTATTGATACTGGAATCAAATATAATATTTAGTTCAAGAGAACTTGCTTTTTTATTTTCATATGACCACGGTAGTTGAATATACTGATTTTCATGTGAAATGCTTAGACCATAATCATATGTGTCAAATGTAAATGCCGAGTCACCTTCTTTGTCAGAGTATTCAGATGCACCTCCGTATTCTCGTATGCTAAATAAATGATCAGGAATATCGTAACACCTTAACAATGCCGTTATTGAAGATAATGTTCCTTTTGTTTTTAAAATATACGGTAGATTATTTAGGATTCTTCTCCAAATTTGATTTCTACGATATGTTTGTGTCTCTTTGTCATTTACATTGCTTTTTTGTATATCATCGAGATTTATATTTTGTCCTGCAAAATTTATTCCAAGTGATTGTAAAAAATAATAAATTAATTTATCTGGTATTCCTTTTGTATTTTTATTTCTTATTTTCCTTGAATTTCCTAAATTTTCTATGTATCCATTAATATGATCAAAGTGCAATCCTACCAAATTTAAAAGATCAATAAATTCGTCATTTTCTTCGTTTCTTCTTAAAAACTCAGGAATGTTCATTGCCAACGATTCGTAGTTTTCTCTGTCGTAGTATGATGCTTCTTTATGCTTTTTTTGAAACCATTGATATGATAATGACTGAGTCCACTCTTTTGCTCTTGTGGATATATAGTCCGGTGCTATTTTTCCTATTTCGGGTCCTACACGTACTAACTCACGATTAGATACAATTAAATCCCTCACTAGTAAGTTCAGAAATGTTATATGTAAAATAATAAGAATCTTCGTTTATTTTTATCCAATTTGATAATTTGAAATAACGAGTATCAGATAAAATCCAAGATGCTTCTTCAACTTCCCACCATATAAACCAATTTCCGTTTGTGTGTTTAAAATCATATTTTCCGTCGTTGTATCCATACTTAATATATCTTCCATTCGCAGTTTCGTTTAATCCTGTTATGCCAGATATGTAAATGTACTCGTTTCTTGGAAACGCATTGTCAGACTCTTCATAAAACAAAAATCTTTCATAGTCGGTTAAAGAATAAAGTAATTCATCGAGACTTTTTTTGTAATTATCCAAATCAATCTTTTTTAATATATTAATCGCATCAGAAGCATCTTCTTCTGTTGCAAGATTGCTTTCTATTCTTTTTTGTAATGATAGAATATCGTATTCAATAGCATCTATTTTATTTATTAAATCTGAGATTTTAGAATGCTTTGCTATGAATATTTCAAGTTGTTTGCTTGCTGATGAAAATTTTACGAAATCTTTAAAGTCCGAGTAGTCGTGGTTATTTACATTTATATCTTCCGAAAAATAATTTGATATTGATTTAGTTGCTTTATCAAGTTTTGGTTCAGTCTCATTTTGTAACTCGTCTCGATTTAGTTGAGTCGTTCCACTCGTTGATATTATCTTGAATCTGTCGGGTCCTCTTAATTTAAAAGCAGATACTTTGCTTGTTTTAAAAAAATTAGTTTTTTGCATTACATCATCAGAGTAAATTGACGACGACAAATAAAGTTTTTGACCTACTGCTATGTTAGTTGGTAGTGGATCAAATAATTTTAAAATACAAGGTTGGTGTTTTTGTTCATCACTTTGATTTTCTAATGTAGGTGTAACTGAAATCAACGGATACTTTTCACCTTCTCCAAAATTTATATAATTATTTAAATATGTATCAAATCTATCTACAAACAAAGAGTTTAAATAATCTACATCAAATAGTGAAATTAAAACTGTTTTGTAAAAATTTATAACATCTTCATCAACTTGGGAGTCTCCTAATCTTGGGTGAACACTCACCAAGTAATTAATAGAATTTAAAAATTCAAAATAGTAATCACTTTGTGTAAATACATTATTATATTTTGATAGTAAAATATTTTTGTAAAGATCTATCAGTTTTTTGTTTATGCTTTCTATTGATTCATAAACATCTTTTACTAAATCAGTACCCAATACTTGTTTAGATTTATTTAATACATCTTCGTAGTTTTCTACAAGAGATGCAATTTCGTCTTGAAAAGATAAATCCCTTACATCTATTTTTTTAATAAAGTTTTCTGTGAAATTGTATAGTGAAGGTCCAGGAATTCTTTTATTTATTAAATTTAAGTATTCGAATGTCAAAGATGCGTCACTTGGGTTTGATGATGTCTTTAAACACTCGGGTATAATTTTAACCTCGGTTCTGGTTTGTGATATTTCTGCTATTACAAGTTTTGTTGGATTTTCAAAAGAACCACATATATTATTTAAAAAACTATACCTTATATAATAACTCCCACGATCAAGTTCGAGAGATTGCAAGTCAGCACTTGGTGATACAAAAACCTCATTTCCTATTAATGAGTAGTTCTGAGAAAATACCTGAGTTGTTCCTGAAATAAAATCTCCATTGTAATCTGTGTAATTTAGAACTTGATTTTCATACACCGGTGTGTCCTCGATATTCTTCCACCCAAGTTTTTCTTGGTCTAAATTATACACAGTGAACTCAAGGGTGTCTTTTGGACTTTTTCCAAAAATATATTCCGTTGGGTTCAGTTCATACGAAAGATCTAGAGTGTCTTTGTTTACAAAATAACCTCTTGTAAGTTTTTTATCATCCGACGGTTCGGATTGAATATATTGTAAATTAGTTGCCATTTACTGATTTATTCCCATAAAAGGAAACGACTCTACTCTCGCAGTTGAAGTATCTCGTTCGGTTGATGACTTTGGTAAGAATGGAAAAATATCCTCAAAGTCATCAGAACCTGCTCCTTCACCCGCTGCAATTCTTTGTGCTATTATTGTATCTCTTGCAGCCAGATACATTTCGGCAGAATCTTCACTAAATTTAATGTTTCTTGCCATTTCTTCGTCTAATTTTGAACTGAGTTCATCAATTTGTGCTTGTAGCATTTGCTCGTTATTAATTGCGTCATCTAAGTCTTCCTCAATATTCACCAAGTCTTCGTTTTCTTCAATAGGTGCTTCTTCAAATGATTGTATTTCTCCTTGAAATTCAATTACATCTGTTGTTGCATACGACTCTATTTTGGGTGGAACTATTTTTCTTTTTTCTGTTTTTATTGTAAGAAAATAATCCTCTAAATTAGAATCATTTGTTACTTCGTTTTGAGAAAAATTTATCACACCAAATCCATCTGTATTTACATCTAGGGTTTCCTCTGTAAATAACGATTGAATTTTATCTTGACTGAAATTTGATTCTTTTAAAATTTGTGGTATTTCTTTCATTATATAGATAAGTGAAATGTTCTTTGTTCTTCTGTTATGTAGTCACCCTCTTCTGATTTTACTAATATCAAGAATTTGTAATACCTACCGGGACTTATATTTAAAAAAGATATATTAAAATAATGGCCAGTTGTATCGCAACTTATTCGTGAATATTTGTCAAAGTCAATTATTACCTCTTGCGTCTCTGCGTCAATAATTGAATAATAAAGTTCGTTTGTGGTGTAATACGATGCGGTATAAACAGCCCTCTTTTTTATTTTTTTAATGGGATTTTTATTACGCACCCCAAGTCTAAATTTTATAATCTCCGAAACTTTATATTCTTTTTTAATATTTTTTATTTTTACATGAACATCACCTGTAAGTTCTTCCAAATTCTCTATCTCAATTTTTTCACTACTAAATGTTTTGTAGAAATCACAAGATTCGGTGATTACTTTATCAATGTCAAATTCTTCAAAGTCTAAACCGTCTCCCCCATCACACTCATGTTTAAGTGTTCCACTTCCTAACGACCCACTTCCTAACGACCCACTTAAATCGTTGTCCGTTTTAACCTCCGTTTTTACTTCTAAAAACTCAAAATCATCATATGAAACTTTTAAACGTGGGGAATAAATAGTATTAGTACTAGATGAAAAGAACTTAATACTCCCAAATTGATTAGTTACACTTTCATTTCTTAACTTTAATACAAATCCATTATTTTCAATATCATTTTTTATCCAATACTTTACTATATCAGTAACATTTATTCTAAGATCAGATGTTTTTTCTGTAAGTTCTATTCCTGTGTTTATATTTTTATAGTTTCCACAACAATCTATTTTTTTATCAAAATAAGTTGCACCAAGTATGCCATCGTTATCATGCAACCACTTTACATCAGATGAATATAACCAGTTGGTTGGACCATACACAGGATCATAATCCACACCCGCACCCGTTCCCTCTGTCCACTCACAATTAATAGGAAAAACTTCAAGAAAATTTCCACTATCAATATTTTCAACATGGGTTATTTTTAAGTTTAACTCAGCACTGAAATCTAAATAAGACTCAAGTGTGTCTGTGTCGATTGGTATATCAAACTTTATTAAAATCTGACTTAAATTATGACCATTACTATTGTTGTGTGTGTTGGTTATTTCTAATATTTCAGAGTTTCCGTAGTTTAACTCTCTTTTAGATTTTAATTTATATATTGTAGTGTCTTTGCTTGGGTAATAAAATAAGTTCATTATACAACCCTCCCAATTATATCTCTCGATGGATATTTTATTTCAAATATCGACGGGTCTTGTGATGGATATATTACTTTGTTAATAGTTGCTCCTTCTATGTCGTATTCGTTTTCGGAATAATCTCCATCATTTATTGTTAAATTTATAAAGTCAAGTCGTGCTACTGACTTTACACCTTTTGTTTTTGACAATAAAAGTTCTACACTACCAATTTCAATTGGTTGTGAAATTTGCCAAGTCGTTATATTAAAATGTTCTGTAATTTTATTGATACAATTTAATAATACTTCTTTTTTGTTAAAACTTTGAAATACACTTATTTCAAAATAAATTCCAATATTAATTATGAATGCATTTGATATATTTATGCCATCCGTTAGCATTCTAAAGTTTGATAAATAATTTATTAAGTTGTTTAAAACAAGTTCATTTGGTGCTACCAATTTTTGATTTTCGTCATAACTTAAAATATATAGATTTACAGCAAACGGATTGTTTATTTCACCATATACCGTATTTAGTCCACTTGGTTGTACGTCCGTGTCTCCCATAGTTGAAGATTTTATTGCATCTATTTGTGACTTTGTATCTAATATCCCGTCCTTGGTTACAAATGCCTTTGCAACACTGCCGTATTTACTTGGCATTGCATAGCATCTAATTACATAATCTTCTTTTGTGACCGCTCTCATTTGTGATGAAAAGTTTGCAAGACCTTTTAGACGAATTTCTTCATCGGTTTCTTCTCCACCACCACCCCGTGCTGGATCGGGATTATTAACTATCAAACTATTTTTAACAGTTTGTAGGACTAATTTTTCTTGAGCAGAAAGATACTCATTTGTGTCGGCATAATTTACAGTACCAATTGCATTTAGTACATTTGATTTTACATTAGATTCTGTACCACCACCTGTGTAATATTGAACCGTTATCTGTGTGTTGCTTGGGGCAGACCCATAAGAATCTGATTTTAAAAAGTTCATTGGATCAAATCCCATGTCGAGTGAACTTTTTGTAATGTTTATGTTTCTATTTATGTTGGTGGTGTCTGGTGAAATTATGTTGTCATCAACCTTATCCGAACCTTTGCCGAACTCAAGTGTTACTGAATTGTTTGTGTTTACATGAGATATATACCTTCTTGATGTCTTGATGTATTTTAGAACATATGGAGTACTTGCTGAATATTGAGCATAGTTTGGAAATGACTTTTGAGTATTTTGTTGCTCAATTAAAACTAAATCTTGTGCCATGTAGGGAACTTCGTGGTATATGTTTCCATCGGAATCTTTTACTGATACTATTTCAAGTACATTTGGTTCTGTTAATTCTATTTCAAAAAATTCAGATGCTTGCCCCACAGCAACTGTTTTTTTGGTAAGTGTGCCGGCCGTTGTATGAACCCTTTTCTTGAGTAAATAAAACAATACTTGACCCGATGAATCTCTTTCAAATACAGTTATTTGGAGTGGTGACTCGGTTGTATTCTCTGCAAATTGGACACTATTTGTTGTTCTGAAGACTACCTCTGTATTTGCGGAGGATCTTATTTCCATTCCAGACTGAATATTTAGTGCGTATTTCATGTCCGGAACGTTTTTACCATCTTCATCT